CGGTTGGGGTGGTGACACATGGGGTGAAAACGAATGGGGTGATCTATCTGGATCACAACCGATAGCAGTTGGATCTCAATTAACATCATCAATAGGTTCCGTTTCAGAATTAATTATTGCTGATGCGACTGTAGATGTTACAAACCTTGGTCAGATGGCTTTTGGAGAACCATCTGTGCTTGGCGGAACTTCAATCAATCAAAATGTAACAGGACAAGAACTTACTTCATCAATGGGTGAAGAAGTAATAGGTATTGGTGTTAACGTTTCTGGAATAACCGCATCTTTTAGTGCAGGTGCTGCAACAGTTGATGGTTCTACTTTAACAGGAATTGGTTGGGGTAGAGGATCATGGGGAGAGTTTGCTTGGGGTGTAGCATATTCTGCTTTAGCTCAAGGACAAGAATTAACATCTAGTATTAATTTCCCTGCAACAGGTGCATTTACTGATGTAAATGTAAGTGTGTCTGGTGTTGAATTAACATCTACTTTTTCAAGTCCATCATTCTCAATTATAATTGATCAAGATATATTTGTATTAGCAACAGAAGATCAACTAGATGCTACTGCAGGATCTGTAGAAGAAGTTACAGGTACAGCAACAGTAGATGTTACAGGTATAAGTTTATCTTCATCAATTGGTGACCCAATAGCAGGATTATTTTTAGATGTCCCTGTTACAGGTAGTCAAATTACTGCAACTCTAGGTGACTTTAGTTTACAACAATCAACAATTGAACCAGTCACAG